AGTCTCAATAATGAAACAACTAGAAACATTATTAGTTATGAGAGTTGATGTAGGCGATGCTAGCTCAGTGGTTTGGTTTTCTATATTGGATGCTCTTTCAGAGATATTTAAGACATTTTATGATAGAACCCCAAACAGTGATGAATTAAAAGTCACGGCCAGGTTGTATCTCCAATCTGATCCAAAAGATTGGCCAGATTGTGAGTTAGCAAAATTATTGGCCACTATATCTAGATACAGAGGCTTAGATGCCTTGGAGCTCTCATCTATTCATAAATATTATTACTATAGTTTAGTTGATCAAGATAAAGGATTAGAGAAATTCATCAAGCGCACTTGCACGGAGCGACCAATTGACAAAAAATACTCCGCTAAGTTAGTACAATCCTTCCGAAGGATGTTCATTGCAGGATTCAGTAGTAAACATGGTAAATTGCCAACATTAACTGCTGCGCCTGAAAAGATGTCATTACTGTCTTCTAAAATAGCATCAGGACAGTCTAAGCACATTAGTAATATACAATTGGATTTCTTTGAAGATATAGAACTTGGCGTATCTATAGATGCATTTGTTGCTACTGACAAATTGCACTATGCCAAGGACAAGCAAGCTTATGTTCCAGGAAATAACTTGGGAACTAGAAACACAATAAATGAAATAGAAGCAACAATTACTGATAAGGGGAACATGGTAGATTGCACTCTGGATATGTTTCCGGAAGTTGAGTCTCAACCTAAAATTTCACAATGCAAGATCAATGACATTAAAGATGATCACAAGTACACAGTGAAGCTAAAAGGAAAGGAAAGAGAGCAGAAAACAGAACAACGATTGTTTGGTATAGGAAGTCTAGATTTGAAGGTTGGCCTCTCAATAATAACCGAGCAAACTAAGAAATTGTTGTCGTACTTTGAGGGCAACCTTATGACACCATCAAATAGCCAGAGAAATCGAATGCTCCATAATATGTCACAAAAGATTACAAGGAGAGATACCTGGAGCTTTATGGCAGACATTGAGGGTCATAATCAATCAATGCAACCGCATAATACAAGTAGCCTTGCCAAAGAAGCAGCAAATGTGTTAGGGATTGAGGCAATAGGGGGCATTCCAAATATTTTCCGATCATTAAAAGTTTTTTATGCAGATCAATATCTTGATCTTGTCACTATCATTGAAAATCAAATCGGTGGCATAGAGGGATGGATGAATCCTTTTTGGACAATCGTGACTTGTTGCATATTTGATAGCGCAAGAGATGAATCTCCTCTTAAAATAGAGGAGGTATTTGTCTATTCAGATGATGTAGATTTGTTAGCAATAATGCCAAGCTATGATCAAGAATTGATTGATAAATTCTTTGAATTTATGCAGGAACATGCATTGAAATTTGGCTTCTACCTAAAATTGAGTCAAACAGTTATGTCATCAAGGAGAATCACAATGCTTCGCAGACATTATTGTGATGGTTTGAAGGCAGATTCAACTTTAAAGAAATTATTATCTATTAGCTCAATGAATGAACCAGCATTTTCTCATGAAGCTATTGAGGCTCAGAGCCTTTGCTCTTCTATAACTGCTGCATTGGAAATGACGAATCATCCCTTCACTGCTCTATTTTTAAAACACTTTCATCTAATTCAATTGGTGTATAGGGGATTTTGCGATGTCCTCATGAATCCCCATAGTGACAGTCTGGTACCATATAGTGACTTGGATCCTGTAGTTCAAGCGGTTATAGCATTTAAACTGAATGTTTGGATGCAGGTCAATGGTCAATCGTTACAAACAAGTGTTACAGACTTCTTGATAAATCTGAGATCATCAATGGGCATGTCACGTGAGAAAGATGTAAGAGATAGGATAACGACATATATTAAAGATGTATCCTTGCCCATTGTGAAGCTGGATGACAAGTATGCACAGCAGTTAGTGGTACTGAGCAAGTTAACTAAAGATGTCTGGCTCAGGTCGCTATACTCAGTCTTATTATATACTCCTGAATCATGGGCCGGCTTAGGTGTTACTCCTTTCTTATATCAAGCCATGAGTGGTCACTCTGTCTCCATCAGTCGTGCATTGGACTTCATCATAGATTTTTTGTCACACATTGGTGCTAGACCTAATGTCATTTCAAAAATAGTTAACAACTGCTATGCTCTAGATTCTAATAGTATAGGCAAATCTAGAGAAGAATCATGCTTGTTGAGTTACTATCCTTACTCAAGAAAAATATCATTGCCTTCATCATTGATCTCTACTAAGATTCTAAGGTATATGAAAAGCTTGGATCTTAATGATTATTTTAAGAATGTGATATCATTAGATGACCATCGTCCAGGAATCCACAAAGATTTATTAGATATTTTCAGATTGAATTTGCACTGTAGGATTACTTCAATGTACATAGAACACTCTCCGTTACACCTATTGGACACTCTGATACGAAAGGTGGAAACATCCAGAGGTTTTTTTAGAAGGTCGGGTAAGATGCAAGAATTTCGCAAAAATATGATCAAAACTTCTAGAAGTAATATAGTTAAATTATATAGCTTGGTAAATAAACCAGTTAATCAGTTTTTGCCAGAATTAGGCATAATTGCATTTTTAGAGGATCGGAGAAAGTTAAATTTCCCAGAAATCACGTTCATAAGCATGCCTGAGCCTGTATTAGAAACAATCCTCAACTGGTCGGTTAATGATACTCAGATAGCTACATGTACGGGTTGCTTAGATATAACCAATGAACTTGGCTTTCAATCTAAAAGGTTTCCTGACATCTCTAGTTGCCTTATGTATAAAGGGGAGCCAGAAAATAGGTATCTGAGATTTGAAGGTCAACAGAGTCAATTGATCTATGAATTATCTAATTATGTTCTCTGGATATTGGAAACATCAGGTTTGTCTTTAAAGAATGAGCAGGCTATTCGGAATACAGATATATATGATGCATATAAATATGTCCTATCATTGTACGATATTAACCAATCCATGGACCTACTCAGGGTAGCTTTGACCAATGTTGGTGGTAATGTGTCACATAGATTGGGAGGTAATTTATTCAGATCGGAGGTAGATCTTCACATAATGCCGAATGAATTGGGTAAGATCAGCTCAATAATAGATCCAGTGTTCATCAGCGAGAATAAATATGAAGACTCAAATATAAATTTCGATTTGATCATGAAGAGATTGAAGTTGTCTTACTTATTGAGATCAAAAATTTATGATCTCCCAGTTCATACATTGTTGGTAGGATTAAAGCGAGCTACAGATATAAAAGATGTGAGAATCAGATGGTACAGATCCATACCCAAATTGGGAGATCACAATATGAAAACTTTGATTGCCTATGAAATTCCCAATAGAGATATGACAAGAATGAAGGTCCTAAGTAAGATCCAGATAATAGAGAACAAGACAACACCAAATCTCATGATCACAGTTGATGATCTAGATTCTGTAGAAGATGCTTATCCCGATTTTCTTCAAGAATTGTCAATATTGCAACATCGTGAAATCCTCATCTCTGAGGGCTTACTTTATCCAGGAGATATCGGAAATGTTGATACATGGAGAAGCTTTATAGCAAGACATAATAGTCATAGAGAGCCTTCAACGATAATCGATGAAGATGAGGAATTTGAAACTATACAATCAATTTGCACGATTCATCCCCATTTATTTTCAATCTAC